CGGACACTTCGGTGCCACAGGCAGCATCTGATCCGCTCGTGGTCGCAAGTGCCACATAAACTGTGGTGGGCATGGTGTAAGCTTGGCCACGCAAAAACGCATCGATCAGTTTATTTTCAAGATAATTTGAAAGGCTGGTTGCGCTTACCGGCGTTGCAAGCCATGCAGCGATGAACAGTAAACAAGCAAAGCCGTGAATTTGTAGACATTTCTTCATCTAAATCTCCTTTTGATTAAGGCCAGTTGGTTTGACTGGTGTCGAATATTGCAGTAGGTGTCGATTGCGATATCGTTCCTGTTTGTGTATCTTCCGTCGCTACCTCCAGGCTGATCGCGCCATTGGCGATTGCCATTAAATACTTGATGGCATGATCGTAGGGTTTCTCTATCGACTCAGGGGCCATCGATCCGTTGGCGTGCAAGTAATAACGCGCCACGTCGCAATTAATTCGAACCAACTGCGGTGGAACCGTGGCAAACGGCAAGGGATAGACGCTCGCCAGATAACCATCGATTACCGCGCTAGCGTCATCAATGGCGCGGGTAACAATCGCCGTACCGATTTCATTCAACCCATCGCGGTCGGTGAGCTGAACTAGCTCACTTTCCCCGAATCGGTCGATCATGTCTTGCAGCGTGCAATAACTCATTTTTTACGGGATGGTTTCTTAGGCTGATCGTCTTTATCCTGCTCCTGCTGATCCTGGGACGCTTCTATTGCAGCTCCAATATCAATCAACGCATCGGCTTCGGTATCTTCCATTTCGATCAGCTCGTCGACATCGCGCAGCACCCCGTTATGTACCAAGGTATCGATTAATACACTAATGGTTTTCATGATTAGGCCACCGCTGCAGTCCAGAGAAACCCAGCTTCTGCGCCTGCAATAACCGGCGCTACGCTATCGCGTACTGGGTATTTCCAAGATTCGATATCGCGATCCAACCAAGGCATCTCGGCCACCGGATAATTGCGTAGCCGGTAGGTGTAGCCGTAGCTAGGCGCGCCCATAGAAGCGAGTGGTGCGGTATTGGTATAAGCCAGGATGGCATCTTTGCCCCATACGTCTTGCATGTTTCCATCCGCGTCTTGAGACACCGCATCGCCTACTAACACTCGATCAAGTCCAAATAGGCTCGCGAGCAATTCTGGCGTTGCCACCTCACGCGATGTGTATTTGATACGATCCACGATGGTGGCGTGCTGCTTGAGCGCTGCAAATACTTTTGCGCCGATCACCAAGGTATTGGGACGCACGCCGACTTGCAGGCGAATCGCTTCTTTAGCATCTTCGATTGCTTGAATCGGGAAACTAGATGCATGCGACCATTGGCTGGTGCCGGACAAGGTTGCTTTATTGCTTACTGCATAAGAGGCTGCTGTTCTAGCGATAGCTGCTTGCTCGACTTCCAAACGCAGGTTTATGCTGTTTTTTGCAAACAGTACGGCAGCAGATCCTAGATCCACACCCGGCACTACGTTTGCATCTTCCAAATGCTCAATCGGGACTAGACCCGCGATGGCGTGATCGTTCAATGCATAATTCAACCCACTGTAACCGAATTGCGCCACTGCAACTTGAGCGCCTGGCGCTCTGGCGGTGTTGTATAAACGGAAAGCTTCCTTGCCGAACTGTACTATTTTCCCGCCACGCACTCCAACCGGCACATAAGGGAATAATCCCGAGCCAACAAAGGCTGGGTTGCTATAACCCCGGGCAACTTCGGTTAAGACCGGATCGACGACACGTACTTGTGAACCACTCATCTGAGGCATGTTTTCTCCTTAAATCGTTAGTTAATGCGGATTAGGCTGCAGGCAATAATAGAATTTCGATACGCTGTCCTGCCCCAGTGGATGCCATTAACGCAACACCTGCTTTGGTTCCGGTGTCATAAGTCAACGCTCTACCATCGGCGCCACTCTTGACGGCTGCGCCCTTAGCGATAGCGCCACCTGCTTCGATGATGGCGGTGCCTAGCATATCCACGGCAACATTTTCACCACTGGCTACGGTATTACGGGACACACCAACTGCTGCCGATCCGGCAACGGCGATTTGTGCACCGGCAGCACTAACGAACCGCTCTGCGGTAATAGCGCCTGAAGCGGATAAGGTTTTGGTTAAAATCGGGCTGTATTGCATCGAGTCGTCTCCTTTTGTTAGGTTCTATTGCTGAGATACTGCCGTGACGGCGGTAAGATAATCGCAGCCCACATGCGCTTCTTGGTAGGCCAACGCATTGCGATGCAGCTCTGCCGATTTCTGATCGACTTCATAACCTGCTGGCACTTTCAGGGTCGAAGATACCGGGCTATTGTTGCCTTTATCTTGCGACGCCTCTCCAAACGGTACCAAAACCGGGGTAGATTTAAGCGTTGCTTTGAAAGCTTCGACCGTGAGTGGGGCCTGCTCATCGCCTTCACCAAACTGCACGGGTGTTTCTTGGCTCGCGATCAAATCCATGAGCGCCACAGCAACCGATTTATGGGCTGGCAACATACGGCCCTCACCGATCAACGTTTCACAAAATGCAGCATACCCGGCATGCATTGCTTGGCGTTGTTGATCGATCAATGCTGCCTGAGCGGCTTGTGCTTGCTCTTGGAAGCTTGCGTTCTGTGTTTTTAGCGTATTGTTTTCTGCTTTGAGGGCGTCGATTTGCACTTGCAGATCGTCGGGATTGGAAGCGTGCTCTTGCGTCATCGGTGTCTCCTGATCATAGGTTTGCTCGGATTGTTTGAGATTTTCGGATATAAAAACGTGTACGCCGTCGGCTTCTGCCAAATC